CCATGAAAGGCTTTTGGGCGGGGTAGGGCAGCGGGGTAGGGCAGAGGCCCTAGGCTTTAGCGCTCGTCAACGTCAAAAGCAAAAAAAAAACTCCGCTTGAGCCTTAGTGCCGCAGTGTAAGCCCAAGACCCATGAAAGGCTTTTGGTCGGGGTAGGGCAGAGAGCCCCCACCTTTAGCGCTCGTCAACGTCATCGTTAAACCAGAAATCCCAGCTAAAATCGCCGCCATCTTCAGGATGAAAAGGGGTCAAATCAATCTGGCCTTTTAGGGCGTCATCAGACAAATTTAACTTGGATTCCAGGTGATTTTCAAGAAAAGTTTCGACAGTTTCTTCCACCACATTATTGGGTTTGGTAAAATGACTTACCGCGCCTATGGCAATAGCAGCTACTAAGATGACTACTAGCGAGATAGAATGTAATTTCATAAGATCCTCCTTGATAATAACTTTAGTATAACTGAAAAACTCACACGGTAAGTTCCCGTTATTCTAAAGGCTGACTTGGAGAAGGGGAGGGCAGGCAGGCAGTTACGCCGCTCATTGCTGAGGCAAAAGCGCTCAGGCATACTGGACTTAGGGCTTGCGTAGTATCGCTTAGCTTTGAGTGATATTGACCGCAGCACAACATGAGCCCGCTAGTGATGTAAAAAGGTGCATATACAACTAAAAATTGTAAAGTGCGGTGCAACTCCGCCTAGCTTTTATCACTGTTGAGTATTGGTATACTCAGGAAACTGACATAAATCTCTTTGATACCCTTGACCCCCCTTCCCATTTTTAGCCGTGCCTAAAAAAAAAGCCGTCCTTTTACAGACGGCCTAACAAAGGGAGATGAGCTTCAATGAATAGCACACTTGTTCTTTGTAACAGGAGCCAGGTCATGTGTCAATGGCCGCATCATCCTCCTCAAAAAGCGTGTCATCAAGCGAAGGCTCGTCATAGTAATCGTGCCACAACCGCTCATAATAAAAATCAGCTTTAACGTCAATATCTGATAAATCTTGCATAAAACCCCCTTTTTTTTTCATTGTACCATTGTCATCACAGATGACAAACAATAAATGCTATCCATTATAGGTGTATTTGCACTTCAACAAAGCCTCGTCCCTTGCTATGATGCGCGTGCTTCAGTGTAAATAACCATAAAAAAAGGACATTAAATGAAAGAGTTAAGAGACACCAGCCACGTCAGCGCAGGCTTTGCAGCGCCGATCGTTGAGGCCGTGATAGTAGGGGTGGGCGTTTACACGACCGCAGGAGATCTGGCTAAAGCCACTCAAGAGCTAAACGCTTTAGGCGCCGGTTTGGGCAAGAGCTTATACGAGCACAATAACCCCAATCCGCTCGGCCAAACCGTGTATACGGCCAATGATTTTCGTCGTTAACTCTCTTATACTATAGAGTTACCAGGAGATTTTATGCAGCCTTACAACTTTTTTTTCGGCGGTCTTTTCATCTTTTTTTGCAGCTTGGCGAAAGTACAGCATCAGCCGTACCGCACCCTAGGCCTGCCAATAAAAATCTACAAAGACTTCAGCGGTTTTAGCAAAAGCTTAATGACTTTTTTCTTTGGGGTCGTTATGATTTTTTCGATTTGGGAGGCTACTGTCTCGCTAATCGCAACGTATCATGCGATTGGCCAGCCGTAACCCGTCCCTGCCCTCCCTCCCCTTTTCTAGACTATGCTAGTAGTTGGTATATGACATAAAGGGGGAGATGATATGTTAGAACCAGAAGCTGTAGCGGCAAGTGTTATGGTGCTAAGCGCAGTAAAACCAAAAGCCACGGCAGAGCTCATTCAAGAAGCCGAACGACAGGCGACGCTGCATAAAGAGAGTGGGCACGCCATCGTCCATCACTACAAACACACCTCTACAAAAACTGAAGAGGAAGACTACTCTACGCGTCATGAAGAAGATCGCGATGAGCAGCATGTGGCTCTTGAGCAGACCCATCGCAGGCGCTGGTGGCAGCTGAGCTGTATGCAATAAACTTTAATGGGGGGGCTTGGGCCGGCCCCCTCTTTGCATTGGACTTAGATTGCTAAACTGACTTAACCTACTATACAATGAGTGTAACCTCACACAAAGGAAGTGTTAGAAACTTGTCTAAATGTCCCAATAATTTATATGAATCCAGGTATGAGGATACGATTATTGAGATGGGCGTGTACGGCTCGTCAATCTCAGAATTTTGTGCCTCCATTCCCATCTGTGTGCAAACCTATTACAACTGGCTGGACAGATATCCCAGCTTTAAAAAAGCGTCTCAACTGGCCACCACTTTATCGCAAGCGTACTGGATAAAGATGGGTCAAGATAATATCAATAACCCCGATTTTAACACGAGCCTGTACCACCTGCAGTTGGGCTCACGCTTTGGCATATCCAAACAACGAAAAATAAGAGTAAAATTTATTGATGCAAAAGATGTTTTGGGTAGCTTGCGAAAGATTTTAAAAAGTTATGAGACGGCCGATATTGGTTTAGGAGAGTTTGATGAGCTTGTTAAAGCGCTGATTGGCGTGGCCACGATTAAAGAACGAGAAGAAATAGCTGTTCGAGTGGAAGCGATTGAGCGACGATTGATGGATGAGTGATCTAAAAAAAAGACTGCTTAAGCTGGAAAAAGAAGTGGGCGGACAAGAGCATGTGGAAGTCGTTATCGACGACGATGGGAAAATATTTTCTTTGTTTACGCCGAAAAAAAAAGCTACCATTGTCGTTGTTGTCAGACTCTAGATGCGTCTATGTTTTTTTCTGCGATACGCTTGAGCATCCACTAACTCGATGGCTTAAAAAAGGGTTTCGTCATTGTTATGTTGTTGAGCAGATGGAGTCGTACTGGCGCTTGAGTAATCCCACGCGATGGGGGTTAAAAGTGTCTGAGCTTTTGAGGGCTCCAGATGACATCGATTTTATTGAGCGGTTAAAGCACTTAGAGCAAGCCCACGTCGTCTGCTTGCGCATCTCTCATGAGCATAAGCTGCCGGCTCGGCTTACACTTCTATCTTGCGTGAGTATGACGCAGTATATTTTAGGAGTGCCTGTGCCTTTTTTAACAGTCACGCCTTTTAAACTTTATAATTTTTTATTAATTACAGGGAAGGAGTTTTTATGTCGACAGGAAGAAGTGCTGCCAAGCGGGCTGCAAAAAATGCAGAAAACGCCTCAGAGATTGACAAAGTACAACGCATCCAAGCTGAAGACCGCTTAAAGAAAGAAAAAGAACGTTCACAAAAACTTTTTATTCGTCAGCTGCGCGCGAGAAAGTCTGGCGGCGGTTTTTTTGAAGAAGGTCAGACGAGCTCGATGTTAGGATAGATGATGCACAAACATAATGCTTCGACACTTCTCAAGCGACGGGAACGGGCTGTAGCCAAAACACAAAATTGGCACGAGCTTTTGCAGACTACTTACAAATACGCGCTGCCGAATCGAAATCCGTGGGATTTAACGGTCGAAGGCTCGAATTTAAATCACGATGTTTATGATTCGACTTTGGTTTTGGGGCTGCGAAAATTTGTTAATCGGATGATTAACGCCCTGGTTCCGCCCGATATTAATTGGCTGAAACTAGTCGCGGGTACTTTGATTCGACCTGATGAACTGGAAGAACGCAATTTACAACTGCAGACCATTACAGATACTTTTTTTCACTATCTGCGACAGAGTAATTTCGATCTTGTAATTCATGAAGCTTTTACAGACATGAGTATCTCCACCGGCGTGCTTCAAATTAATGAAGGGGGCGATGATGATCCTATTATTTTTAGCGCCATTCCCTCCGATAAAATAAGTTTTGAATCGGGACCCAGAGGGGATTTATCCGCTTTTTTTAGAGACTGGCATAGCGTCCCAGTCGAGTATGCCATCGAGCTGTGGGGCGATGATTTTAGCGTGCCAAAAGAACTGATGGACCAATCAGATAAACCTTTAACCATGGACTTGTACGAAATAAGTTTTTACGATTATACCGATAAAATTTATCGATACTTTGTCATCGAAAAAACAACTAAGCATATTTGTTTTGAAAAAGAAGAAGACTCTTGGGAATGGGTGGGTTTTCGATGGTCAAAACTGGCCGGTGAAGACCGTGGTCGCGGCCCTGCGATAGACGCCATGCCCACCGCCGCCACTATCAATAAAGCGATGGAAGATGAGATGAAAGCCGCGGCTCTTAAA